GCAGGCGCGCTTTCTATGTTATCAGGCAATCAGTCAGGGGAGCTACCTAACAAGCCTACTGGCAATATGCTTCCAGGCGCGCCTGTAGATAGTGCGCCAACTTTAGAGCAGCTCACACAACTATACCCACAACTTGCTAATGCAGACCCCGCGCTTATGCAATATCTACAAGGCAAAGCTGGTAAAGCTAGTTACTATAAGTACGGTAGTACAAGTAATCTAAACACACCTTTGATGACAGCAAGCACAGGAATGCCATCATACGGGTCTCCGTTTACAACAAACAACTCATACAACAACCCTGGGTTTGGGTCAATCCCAACTACAGGCAGTTCCAATCTAACCAGTACTGGTCAAAGTCTACTTAACGGCAGCCCATTGGCTGCATACCGCAAAGGCGGGCCTGTCGACCACAAGCCTAAGTTCATCACAGGCAAGACAGGCAACTATGTTCGTGGCAAAGGCGACGGTCAGTCTGATGAGATTCCAGCCATGCTTGCCGACGGTGAGTATGTTTTTGATGCTGACATAGTTGCTGCACTAGGTAATGGATCTAATGAGGCAGGGTCAAGGGTTCTGGATAAAATGAGAGAAAATATTCGTAAGCATAAGCGATCTGCCGCATCTGGCAAAATACCGCCACCGGCTAAATCGCCATTGGCATACATGAAAGGCTAATATGGCAACCTTAACGCAGGGCGATGCGCTACCGAATATCACCACTTCTCAGCAAGCGGTAACATCAGCCCCTAGCTGGTACACCGACTATCTAAGTGGCATGGCAAATAGTGCCGCCACAGGCGCGCAAAATGCTAAATTTGTTGGCGCTAATGATCTACAAAATCGAGCTTTTAATTTAGCAGGGTCTACTGCAGGCCAGTATCAGCCACAAATAGCAGAAGCAAGTAGACTAGCATCTGGCGTAGGCAATACTGACATTACTCAAAGAGTAGGTCAGTTTATGACGCCATACACAAATCAAGTTGTGGATGCCTTAGGAGTGCTAGGTAAAAGAAACATTAACGATTATTTAATGCCGCAAGCCAATGCAAGTGCAGTAGGCACAGGTCAGTTTGGCTCTAAACGAGGCGCAGAAGTACTTGGTCAGGCAGTAAACACTGGGCTTTCTAATCTTAGTGGCGCACAATCACAAGCTTTGCAGACAGGCTATACCCAAGCATTGGGGGCGACTCAAGCTGATCAAGCTCAAAAGTTAGCATCTGCACAGCAACTTGGCACATTGGCGCAACAAGGCCAAGGAATGAATCTGGCTGACATCAATGCATTGGCTACCATGGGTGGACAGCAGCAGACAATCGACCAGAATCAGCAGCTATTTCCGCTTCAAGCACTAAACTTAGGCTCACAGGCACTTCGTGGCTATAGCGTACCAACTTCAGTATCTAATACTTACACCGGGCCCATCCCTGGTGCATATGCAACATCGCCATTGTCACAAATAGCAGGCTTAGGCTCAATCATTGCAGGTTCAAGCAATACGCCATTTGGGCAATGGATAGGCAACAAAATCGGTGGTTGGTTAAGCAGCAATTCTACGTACACCGACCCAGCTGGGCCTACGGCGCTTGACTTTACAGGCTGGGAAGACTGGTACAAGACTCATGGTGGTGGCAATGCCGATGAAACCCCTTAAGGATTAAAAATGGCACTACCTTCAAAGCCCCCACTGATAGGCAATCAAAATGATCCTGCAAGCCGAGAGTATTACGCCGCATTACAAAAGACATTAGATGCGCTAGATGCTCGTGCAAACCAAGGCCCTAACTGGTTTCAAATTGCAGGCGCATTTCTAGACCCTGGTAAGACAGGTAATTTCGGTGAGTCGCTAGGCAATGTTGGAAAAGTAATGGGAGCTCAACAAGAGCAAAAGCAAGCACAGATGCTGCCTATTGCCCAAATGAGAGCCGAGATCTCAGGCCAAAAGTATCAGATGCAAAACCAAGCCAAGGCTATGGGTATACTTGCATCGGCTATGGGTACAACGCCTGATGTTGCGACTAAAGCACTTCAAGAAGGCACAGTACCGCCTGCCGCTGCTAGCAGAATTACGCCTCAGCTATACGCACAAGTTGCGCAACTATCACCACAAGTCGGCGAGATGGTGTCTAAACTTTTTGGCATGCAAAATGAAGTCACTAAAGTTGATCTGCAAGGTAAACAATACCAGCTTGAGTTAGATAAGTTTACAGCAGAGAAATCACAGCGTCTCGTTACTAACGCGCAAGCTGATCTTAGAAATGGCATGGACGTTGCAACGCTCAAAGCTAAGTACGGCGATGAGATTCTTAGCATGATTCCGAACTACGTACAACCTGGGGGTGGTCAACCTGCGCCGGCACCGGCTTCGGCATTACCGCCGGCGCCTAAGCCAGTGTCGTCTATACCAATGTCTTCGATGATTAGTGCGCCAAACCCTGATATGGGTGGTGCACCAGGGTTAAAAGCCCCTGCCGCGTTAATGCCTCCGCCCCCGTCTTCGCTTGCTATGGGACCTGCTGCAAGTGCGTCACCTAGCATTCCTGAGATGCGAGCAGCATTGGCTGCAAATACGCCTACTGCACCGACACCAACTTCAGTTGGCTCAACAGCTACAAGCATAAATACTGCAAGTTTACCTTTGGAAGCCAGAATTAGCACAAATCGGGCTATTGTAGAAGCTCAAGGCAAATCAGACATAGAAGTTGCGCAAAAGCGCACTGAAGGCCGCGATGTCGAATGGAAAGACAAACGGTCTGGTATCTTAACGTTTGACCCAAGCGCAACTAGCTCTCAGACTCGTGATCTTAAAGAGCTATATGACATTGCCAATAAGAAGCCTCATATTTTTGGCATACTGCAAAAAGAAGGCGCCATTGCTGCAATGAAAGCAGCGGCACAAGAAGGCGTAACTACACCATGGGGCAGTTTCTCACTTCCTGCTAAAATCATGGAAGAGAAATACAGGCTTAGCGAAGATGATCAGCGCGACTTAAGCATTGCGCAAAAGATACTTGGCAGACAGTTTTTTGAGAATGCAAAAACTAATAAGTCAGTGCTTGGCCCACAAATCTCCAATGCGGACGTGGTGTTGTTGAAATCACCGCTTATTACTGATCAAGATTCTGCAGAAGCCATTAAGTACTGGGTGAAGCAAAACGTGCTTGCCAATAAACAGAAAGATGAGCTGTATAAAAATCTAACAGCATTTGATCAAAAGTATGGGTCAAGAGTGCCTACGTCACAGTTCTTTACAGGGCCTGAATACAAAGCAATTTTTGATCGGTATGACAACCTCTTCCGTGAGCTTACTCGTACACACAGCCCTGTCTTCTCATCTCCATCGAGGTAATCATGGCCGATACTCCAAAGTCTGCTGATAACTCTAATGCACTTGAAGATGTTGACCCACTGTTTTCGAAGTCTAAGAAAGCAGGCACCAAAGATGATTTTTACGTTCAAGATGACAGTGGCTCTGCGATTGATCTAGAGGGTATGGATGACATCTTTAAAGACATGCCTAGGTCACCATCATCAACTACAACCGCGCCTAAGCGTGAACCTAAGTCAACAAACCCTGCTATGAGCGCAGTTGCAGGCGCCGTAACAGGGGCAGTGCTAAACCGCGTTAAGCCTACAGAGTGGAAAGCGCCTAGTACATCAGCAGCATCGTCAAACGTAGCCGCGGCTGAAGCTCGCGTAAATAGTCTAAGACAGACTATTGCAGCTGCAAAAGCCGGCAAGTCACCAATTGCATCGGACATTATGAAGCAATTGGAAGGTGCACAAGCAGTGCTTGACCAAAAGCGTGCTGAGCTTAATTTGGCAAAACAAGAAGCCAGTAAGTTCGGAATTTCATCTGTTGAGTCCGCTGTACCTGAAGGCACGGAGCTTTCAGGCGATAAGTGGAACCGTAAAGTTGTAGGCGATCTAGGCCCTGGTGCTGCAAGTAGCACTGAAGCTGCAAGAAACTATCAATTACAGCAAAGTCTAACTCCTGATGAAGCATCTAAGTTTAGAGCTGCTAGGTCCGGCTTAATTGTGCCAAATACTCTTGAGAACACTAAAGCATACTTCGGCACTGCTATGTCAAATGTGCATGACTTGTTTTCTAAAGCACAAGCTGAGTATGAAGCGGCACAACAGCAAGTCTTAAAGCTTCAATCTGCGCTTGAAAAAGCTGCAGGCCCAGGCCGTATGGCGCAATTAAGTAATGCTTTAGACACTGCACAAACGGTTTCTGACGCTGCTAAAGCAAAACTTTCGTCACTTGCTAGTCAAGCGCCTCCGTCCATGGTTCAAGCTGGAAAGTTTATTAGCAAGATTCCATTTAGCAATATCGCATCAGGCGCATTTGCAGGATACGATGCTGCACAAGCATATGATGACTACAAACAAGGTAACTACACCGATGCTGCATTTCATGGCATGGGTGCTGCCAGCGGCGCATTAATGGCAACCCCTAATTTGTATGCAAAAGGCGTAGGCGCTGCAATGGCCATTCCTCCGCTGGCATATGAAGCGTACAAATACTTTAATAAGCCAGATGAGAAAGAAAAAGCTAAAGCCCCTTAGCTTCGATAATTCGAATTATCTGCTTTAGCATTGCAACTTGAAGCTGTTTGGCGTCATCAACTGACACTTTTAGGGTGTCATCAAAGTCTTCAGGCCTTACCAGCTGAATCTGCGTATGAATGGCATGCAAAACGCTACGCCTTTCCAGCATAGAGCCTACGTGAAAAGCTTCTGTCCAGACATCATACGGGTCTGTAAGAAGATCTTCTTTGCAGGTGCGCTTTAACAGCTCAATCCAGTTTTCATAGCCGTCACGAACAATGTTAAGAGGCTGCATGAGTATTCCTTAGCTTAAGAATTTTTTCAGAATAAACAGGCTTTGGCTTTTCAATGCTTTCAATGCCTTTAATAGCCAAAGCTCTAAACTCTGCCCATTTACGTTGGTAGACAGGGTCTTCCGACGGTGGCACATAGCCGTATAGCTGTCTCCATCGGATTGATACATCAGTGGATGCAGGTGTGTACACAAAATGCTCTTTGGTAGTCATAGTTCAGCTCCTTTGGTGTTTAGCCATGCACGAAGTGCAGACATTCCGCCATCAATTAGTACATGATTAGAGAATTGCTGGTAGATGCCGTAAATCGAATGATTTACAAAGTTCTTCATAATAAGATAAGCATCGGCATTTATGACTGACTTTTCGTTTACTGACTTACTAGCATCAACAAATCTAAAATCGTGCTTATGACCGTACTCTGACTCAATCATGTGCGTTTGTGAATTAAGTAAGCCTATAACCACAATTCTAGGCTTATGAAAATTATCACCATTGTATGTCGGATCATGCTTTGTTAAACGAAATTCGTGCTCAAGCTCTTTAACTACCAACTTCACATTGTCTTTGACAATTAATGCAATACGTCTAGCAATGGTGTTAATTAACTCATCTATTGAAGACTCTTGTGCAAGTTCAACCGTTACTTCTGGCTCTGGCTCTGGCTCTGGCTCTTTAGCAAGTGGCTTAACATAAGCTGCACGTTTCTTAACTTCATTAGTTAAGTCATAGCATGATGAGTAAGAATTAAATGCTCTATGTCGGTTGCGATCAGTAAGCACCATTAGCTGTGCTTGCTTAATCGCGTCGTAAGGCGAGAGTGCACGCAATTTATAGTACTCTGTTGCTTTATCAAGCACTTTTTCTTTTTCTTCATTTGTCCATCGAATTTTAGCAGTCATCATAGTTCCTTTTTGTATTCAGTAATATAGTAGCGGTAGTACTTCACACTTCTATTGAGTGCTTGCTTCTTAATGTTGTATTCAATACAAACATCTATTTGCCGCTCAAGACGCACTACCACACGTTCAAGAGCAGCAAATGTTGGTTTCTTCCAGTTTGGATAGGCAATCTTAAAAGCTTTAAAAATTTCTTTACGAGCCTTCAAAGGCATTACCTTAAGCTTACTGTGGATTGCCTTCCAGTTATTCATGGGTGTTTCTTCTCAATGGCATCGATCTGGCTAAGCAAGCCTTCACGAATTTTTAAGTACACATCACTCCCAAGGTACTCATCACGGCCTTTAGAATGGTAAAACTGCTCTTCACACCAGTCAAAGTTATCGTTCTTTGCATTTGGCGGAAAGATATTTGTTTTACCCTTGGCCGATTGCCGCTGATAGAACACATCCGGCTTTCTAAAGTCTACCAACCCTTTAAGAAAAGGATAGACCTTTAATACTTCAAGCCATAGCTTTATGGCGATAATGTTGTCTACCGTGGTTTGAATTTGCTCATCACCACGCATGATGCAGTAACCAATAAGGTCTTTAATCGTGCACCTAACCATATAAAAATGCTCAAAATTGCGAGGCATGATAGTCCGAGTATCAAGACCGTGCACAAGACCACTATCAAGCATGTCGATATAAAGATCTCGAGCCATTGTAGTAATTTGCTGATAACGATCATAGAAGTCCTTGTTAGCCATAATCCCGGGTTTAACCACAACGCGGTCATCGCGCATATCTCTATCGCCATGGACTTGAGCCGCAAAGCTAAACAGACGGTGTCTGATTAAATGCGTTGTATCAACCATATCCATGCCATTAACCGACCAAGTGATGTTAATCGTTTCCATTGCAGTAGGCAACAGTTCATACTTAAATAGCTCATCAATGGTTTGATCAACGTCTTCTTTTGGAAAGTCCCATTGGATCTTGTCATTCCATGTGTTCATTAGAAACACTGAAATCGTCTGACGGAATTGCTCAACCGTAGGGGCATGGACGATCTTGACATCAATGGCTTCCAGCTGGTTGACAAACTCAATTGGCTTTGGCTTTTGACCGAATTTAAGTGTGGTGTGCATCTTTTGTAGATGCGGCATTTGTTCTTTACTAACCTTTGGCATGTTGTTCCTTAATGAGTTGAAGTTCTACTAATCGTGCGTAGCCTGCAATATCTGTCCAGCTGTCTATGTGATTAGGCGATACAGCTAAACGAGAAAGTTTCATGGCTATCTTTGAGAGATAAATAACATAGATGGGGTCGAGCTCCTTTCCATGGGTTTTGCGATACCTGTCCTTTATATTTTCAAGGATAACTGCTTCTAATGAAACACCATCATAAAAATCACCGTACACGGTACCTCGTTGTTCTAAAACTTGATCTGTCGTGGTCATTACGCAACCTCGTAAGGCTTAAGTTTTTCTTGCAACTTAAGTAACCGTTTAGCGCTATTGGCATGCACGTCAACCATGTAGCCTTGGTTGCCTAGTGCAATCTCGTTTTGTGAATACTGCATGCATTGAAGAGCATCGGCATAATGCACAACCAAGGCTTCAGGCGAGTCCTCATGGTAAATGTCACAAAAATGCTTTATTTGAGGTGGAAAATTCTGTACGATCTGTTCTTCGGCTTCTTTAAGAGCCGCTGCAACGATTGGATAGTTCTTCTTAACCAAGTGGTTTACATCAGAGATTTCCATCTCGGCCAAGTCATGGCAAATAGCAATCTTAATTGCTTCATTGACATCAAACTTGTAAAAAGGCGCCATTAGCAAGACGCCTAAAGCCACAAAATAGCTATGTGTTGCCACACTCTCTTGATGAATTACCGGCTTCATGCTATATCGCTTGGTGTGCTCCAAGGTATAGCTTCGCATAAAAAAGTCCATGTCTTTACTATTCATAGCTCATCTCCAAGTCTGACCAGTTTTTGCGGTCAAACACGCCTTTGTCAATTATTTCCCTAATGGCCATGTCCAACTGTATGAAGTTCCTAACCACGGAACCGGATGCAGCTAAGACTAGATTAAACTTCTGACCAGGCTGACCATCCAGCCATAGGTATATGAGGGGAATTGAATTTGCGTAGCACCAGCCGGCCTCGAATAAGGTTCCTGGGTCCTTGCCATCGGTTACACACAAAGCTAGATCAGTTTTAAGTAAAGCCTTAACATTAAGTTCCAAGACCTGTTCAGGAGTAGTGGACTTAGGGTCAAATAGGCATTCATCCTTAGGGCTAAAGTACCGGACGCCGTGGACGTCAAGAAGTGCCTTAGTGCTTTCGATGATTTCCACTTGTCGTGGATTAAAAAATGGGCCGGCTATGTAAACATAGGGCTTAGTTGTGATTGAGTCCATAGTTGTTCCTAGAAGTTGACGGGGCCGAAGCCCCAAATTTAGTACCGGGTTTGACTTGAGTGTGTTTCATATTTCATCCTCCTCATCGGGGTATTCTTCCTTGTCGGCACGGTCTTCGTCTGTCTCGAAAGACGTGTGCGCTGCCTCCCAGTCTCGCTGAATCTGGCGAAGCCGCTCCTCCTCGGCGTGCTGCTCTGCCGGAATGGCTTTGTACCGCTCAATCTGTTTAAGCAGGTCCGCCTGCATTTCATCAAACAAGTTGTGTTTCATATTTTAGCCCTTAGTAGTTTAGAAGTAAAGCGTTTACTGAAGTAAACAATTGCATTATACCTTATGTGCAGAGAAGTAAACACTTTATTTTCTATTGGCCCTCCTTTTCTTTCACTTTTTTTGTGTAGTCCCTAACTGCATTCATTAAAGCCTGCTGAGTTTTGTCTTTAGCATTGATGGCAGCCACGATAGCCTCGTCAATAGTGTCTTTGGCAATAATCTGATGAACTACGATGTTGTTGCGTTGCCCTTGGCGCCATAGACGCCGAATAAACTGCTCATAGGTTTCTAATGACCACGTATTACTGAACCAGATCACGGCATGACCTGCCCCTTGCAAATTTAAGCCGTGGCCGGCACTTTGTGGGTGTGCCAGCAAAACCGGATACTCACCGTTGTTCCACTTGTCAATGACGGCCTGCATCTCTTTACCTGTACTGCCTGAACCAATGTGAGGCGCGTGCGGAAATAATTTCTTTAAACGTTGTAAATCATGTCTAAAGTGATAACCAATAATGCACGGTTTACCGTTTAAGCCTTCAACCAGCTCTTCAACGGCATTTAACTTCTCTTCGTGAATCTCTTTGATTTCACGCTCATTGCCGTCGATATATACTGCGCCATTTGCAATTTGCTGGCACTTTCCTACAGCAACAGCGGCATTTGTAGCTGTTACTTGATTGCTTTCAAACTCGATAAGAAGCTTATCTTCAAGTTCCTTATAGACTGCTCTAGCTGCTTTGGGTAGATCCACATAAACCCGATTGAGCAACAATTCTGGCATATCAAGATAGTCCTCAGCTTTCATGCGAAGGACTTTATCCGCAAGAAGCGAGTAAATCGTATCGGCTGAGCCTTCTTTTAAAGCCCATGTGTAGCCGCCAAAGCCTGTTTGATAAAAGTAATTAGTGCGAAAATGCGTGATAAACCGACCAAAGGTTGCGCCTCGATCAATCACAAGCTGTGGCCCAAATACATCAAGCAAGCTGTTAGGCGCAGGTGAGCCTGTTAGCCCAAACCGACGCTTAAACCTGTCAAGAAATACAGCAAGTGACTTAAACCGCTCAGTACGTGTATTTTTCAAGTAGCTAATCTCATCCACTACAAGCATGTCATAAGGAAACGGTTTGCCGTTTAAAACTTTAGCTAGCCATTGCAAGCCTTCAAAGTTAATTACATGAATGTCCGACATGTCTTCAATGCTTTTGTCTTTATTAGGCCCGTGAATAACCGTAATGCTAATGCCTGCAAAGTTATCCCACTTCTTAATCTCTTCAGGCCATACTGCATACGCCGGTCTAAGTGGGGCAACAATAAGCGCTTTCTTTACAGCGCCTGCTTGCTTTAGAATTTTGAATGCTTCTAAAGTAATACTGGTCTTACCTAGCCCAGGGTCAAGCCACAGTTGGCCTGAGCCATTGCTAACTAAAAACTTTACAGCTTTTTTCTGGTATTCATGAGGTTCCCAAAACACGGTCTATCCCTTCTTTTGAGTCAATTGTGTAGACATTGTGCGAAAGACTTTGTAAATCAGCATGCACTTTGGTTTGTAGTGCCGATAGCTGCCCACCAGGGCGCTTTAGTTCTACCCACAAAACACGACCATTAGACAATGGCACAATACGATCAGGCCAACCACGAGCATAGCGCACATTTAGCTTAAGCGTTAGTAGCTTAAGCTCTTTGCACTTTTTAGAGAAGTATGCTTCAAGATGCCGCTCAAGAATAACTTTGGTTACCATTTGCAAGGGCCACCATTGCTCTTGCGAAAGTGGCAAAACTTGCACAAACCTGATGGATTGGCTGCAAAGATATTGTCTTTGTTAATTGTGCTTATGCGATTGGCAAGTTCATCTTTGTACTTGCCAAGTTCATCACGAGTAATACGAGAGTATTGCACATTCTTTTGTGAGTCAATGAACTCAATAACTAAGTTTACACGATTAATGTGAGGTTTAGTAGCCAACACAACCGCGGCATACACAGACACTTGATCTACATAGTCACGTTCTTTGCCTGTCTTAAAGTCAAGCACTGTGGCTGTATCGCCTTCTTCAAAGTACAGGTCAATCACGCCGCGAAACCACGCATTCTTGTCTTTGTAATCTACAAGATCCCATGCCTCGTTAATAGCAAACTGCATTTCAGACTGTGCGTTAGATAGCTTCCACTTATTTAGCTGTGGTATTAAGTACTGAACAACATTCGATGCCAGTGGCAATTCACCTTTAATAATGGATTCAATCTCGGAGTGAATTAGACTACCTCTAGATGCGGCATCGCCTGATGGTTCTTGCAATCGATCAATACGATTAAACTTGTACCGCGAAGGACATTGCTCATAGAGCTTTACCGCCGAATAGGAATATGCCATTATTTAACCTCTGCAAAGTTGCTGCCAATCTTGGCTTCTGCAATTAAAGGAACATCCAATGTAAATGCATGAATCATGCAATGAGCTAACTTATCAGCTTCACGTTGAACAACATCGGCTTTTGCTGAAATAATCAGCTCATCGTGCAAAGACAAAAGCAACCGAGCATCTTTAGCAACGCGCCAATAGTTAATCATTGCCTGCTTTGCCATGTCTGCGCCACTACCTTGAATTAGTGTATTCAGTGACTTAAACCCAAAGTTCATAAGTTTACCGTTAATGATCTTAGGCGGTTCGCCTTTAACTAACCGGCCACCAATAGTAGAGAACGGGGCACGTATCTTGTACCTGTCCATTAAGTCGTTGTTGACTTTGTCAAGCCCAGGGGCTACCTCAGACTTATAAAGATCTATCAGCTGACGGGCTTCTGCATAAGGTATGCCTAGCATTTCACATATCTTCTTAGGGCCTGCGCCATACAAGATACCAAAGGACATAGTTTTGGCATAGTCTCTAATGACCGTCTTGCCAGACTTTTCACTCATCAAATTAGCAGCAAAAGCATGCAGATCAGCATTAGGATCTTTACGATACTGATCGGCCAGCTTACCGTCCTCAAAGTGTGCAAATAACCGCAGCTCTTGAGCTTGAAAGTCAGCCGCTGCCATCATGTGGCCTTCATCAGGCAAGATAAACTCACGAACCTTAGGAATTATTAAGTCTTGCAGTATTTCCGGCAATGGGGTCTTAGGCCCACGTGTTGGCATGGTCTGTAGTGTTGGCTTAGCCGACAATCTGCCGGTTCGTGTACCACCAGCCTCACCGCGGACGGTATTCCATTCCGTGTAGATCCTTCCTGTTGAAAGCGATTGACTTAGCCATGGTTCTATATAGGTGCCGGTTAGTTTAACCAACACGTCCCTATGCCGTAGGACGGAGGATAACTCCGTGTCGGTTAGCATTACTTTTAGCGTGTCTTTGTCAGATAATGGGGTACCTTTGTCACTTGTGGGCCATTGCTTGTTTGTGTCATACACGCCTTTTTCCATAACAGCCTTTACAAGCTGAGCGCCGGAATTAAAGTTAAGCTCATAACCAAAGTACTTAAACAGCCAGACTTCACACATCTGAATATCAGCATTGGCTTTTTCAAGGCTAGCGTTTAAGCCGTCACGATTTACACGAATGCCTAGCTTACTGTTTTCCAGCAACACCGGCATTAGTCGTATTTCACGAAGGTAAGCCTCAGGCATTGCATCGCGGACTTCTTTAGTGAAATCCCATAATCCTGCAGTAAGCCGTACATCGGCCTCGGCATACTTACCTACAAGATCGGCAGGACCACGAGCAATGTAAGCGCCTGCCTGTTTAGGCTTCTTACGAACAGCTTCGATGTTCATAGTTAGCCAGTCAAACAGCTCATCGCGTTCTTCTGGTTGCACATTTAACCAGTCTTTACATAGCTCTTTTAGCGATAAGCTCCTAACATATGGATCATAAAGAAATGCAAGCACCATAGTGTCGTGCAAACATCTTGGGTCAATAAACGGTAGGTCAAATTTTTCATAGATGATTGCCATGTCAAACATTGCATTGTGAAAACACACATGTCTACCAGACGCCCACATGTCTTGCAGCATTTGTCGAACATGAACAAATGTGGTGTTGTTATTACTATCATGCGCAAATGCAAAGTAGCCAGACTTAAATTGTCCTGTCCTGTCAAGCACCGCCAAGCCAACTGGCTTAGGCGGATACTCATGCGGACGTGGACCAATCGCCTCGGACTCAAAGTCAAGGAAGATTGGATCCATCATGCTAGTACTTGCTCGACTTTTCTGCTGTTACAGGAACATCAGTGTCTTCTTCAACGCCGGCTGTTGCAATTGCATTGGCCAGTTCTTTCTCACTGCGAGCGATTAAAGCGCGTACAACATTAATGTCGTCAATGGTACGAACAAAGTCAAAATTAACTTTAAACTGTGTCTTAGCATCTGGCACTACGCTAATGCGTGTAACAACAGCCGACAATGGCCGTTTAGTAGTGCTTGCAATCTTTTGCAAGTAAGTGGCAAAGCCGCGAACACTTGTAACCGGTGTGCGAAGTGCTGCCACTTCACCTGCATTTACTGCTTCAACCGAGCTAACGGTATCAGCTGTCATAATTAACAGCCTACGCTTTTCAGCGCATGCTTTGCCTTTGCCACCATTGGCAGAACTGCCCCATTGGTCTTTAGGGCAATTTGAGCAAGTAGCAAATTGCTTTTCAGTTGCATTTACATTAGGCTTTAAGTCTGACATGGTTGAGCCAAGCGCAAAACACACCGGACCTGCAGGCTTTGTTGGGTCATACCGGCTAGTGTAGTACAGCCGCTCAACAGGGCTGCTTAAGATCACCACCTCGATCTGATTGTTAGCAATCGGGTTATCCCGATACGTTAACACACCGCTTTTGGTGCTTAAAAACTGAGTACCTACAGTACTACGTTCTGCCACCATGCTTGCCGCGGCCAGCTTTTCCAGTTCATTTTCGAACAATGCCAATTGATTTTCAGGTTTAGCCATTTTAGAAACTCCTATTTACGTGACTTAGTGATTGAAATGCCCCATATCTCAGCAATGGAAGAGCCGGGTATCTCTTCACCTGCTTCCCAGCGATCCTTAAATGCAGTACTGCTGAGCCTCTTATGCAATAAATCAAAACTGTTTGTAGTTGTGACATACGCATAAAACTTGTCCCAATCCGTAATGGTTGGATGTTTGTTCTTGTTCATTGAAACCGAATGGCCAAGATCAGATGCCGCTTTCATAGTGCCTGCCTCATTCATGGCATGCATAAGATCGCGCTCTAGTATTGCAATTTGCTTACCAAGGTCTTCATCTTTCTTGGATAGCTCGGTGCGTTGGGCTCTTACCTCAACAAGTTTGTTAATTATTTCAGATAGATTCATATTTACGCTCTAAAAAAGAAGGGTGATAAAAGTATTGCGTAATGCCGGCTTCATTAAACATAAGGTCTGCTAATTTCCATGACTTAGCCCATCGGTCATTTTCATTCATAACCGACACATGTTGTGTAATGCCAGCTTGTATCATCATAGCAGCGCATTGACTGCATGCCTGCATTGGCCATGTATACATTGTGCAATCTTTAAGCGTTTGCTTTGCAAATAGTATAGCATTAGTCTCAGCATGCAATGTCATCATAAGCTTAGTTTCACGGTCATTTAGACGGTCGGCATGGTCTTTAACATTAGGCGGAAAACCGTTAAAGCCTAGGCTCACAATTGCATTGTCAGAGCTTACGATAACAGCACCGCATTTAGTGGATGGGTCTTTTGACCATGAGGCAACCAGCCTAGCCATGTTTAAATACCTATGATCCCATTTAACCCCTGATCTAGACATCACCAGCTCCCATCCAGTTAGGCTGCTGACCTTTGCCACGATAGTAGGTACGTGCCCACAAAGGGTTTTTAGACTGGTAGTACCGACGGTATGCCTGCACTGTGTCATAGTGCTTGTGTTCATCCGGCATGCATTGTGGCGGGTTATCCCAACGGTAATTATCAGAAATTGCAGGCGGTGGATTTTTGAGCTCGCCTTGTAGCATAGCTAAGCACTTGTGCACTTTGCCATACCTGAATGTAAATTCTTTGCACAAGTTAATGGCCAACTTAACTACCCATGCATAATGCTCAGCAGTTGCACGAGTCCAGATTGCCGATGGGTGATTTTTATGTGTAGGTTTGTAAGTAACATTGTGGCCATTGCCATGCTCATGATGAGCCGTAGCCAGCATTTGGCATGATTCCACGACCATTTTGACAACGTGCTTGTCGCAATGAAACTGTGCTGCAATTTGCGGTAGATGGTGTAGATAGAAGATGTTCATTTTAGCCTTTTAGTAGTTAAGAAGTTTAGGTGTTTACCGAAGTAAACAAGGGCATTGTACTAGGTTTTTTGGCTAGTAAACACTTATTTTCGACTTTTTTCAAATAAAAGTAAAGCAATAGTTTCTTCTGGTCCGGTCCAGCCTGCAGGTTTTGTGGCATCTTGCTGTGTGCCTCGACTAGTAGCACCGGGGACTTTTTTCATATTGCAATCATGCACAATGTCAAGAATCTCTGGTAGTGGCAGACCCATGTGATGCGCACAGCCCATGGTGACATAGGCTAAATCAGCAATGGCATCGGCAGCATCGACCAAGTTGCCTTTTTCATGGGCTTTAAGCAACTCGCTTAGCTCTTCCATTAGAAACCGTGCATAAAAGCTGATGTGAACAGGCTCTAGCAATTGCGGTTGATGTGATACCGGCAAGTTTAGTTTGTTACGAAACTGCAAGACCTTAGAGTACATGTCATTTGTCATTTTTTTACTTTCAGTTTTTTGGTAGGTTTAGGGCAGTCTTCAGGCGGTACAACGGCGCACCACACTGCTTCTGAAGGCTGTCGTATTTTTGCTATTGTCCATCTGTCAATGTAAGTATCAGGCATGTCGCGTAAAGCTCGATACACAGTGTCTCGTTTACGATCTAAACGTTCGGCTATTTGCATTGATGTTAACCCATCATGATACTGATGCAATAAGCGCCGAATGTAAGGGTGGTTTGGCGAGATCATAGAATTTCTAGTCCTACGTGAAAGCAAAGAAGAATTACAAACACTAATGTAAGTGCGCCTAGGGTCATTAAGCATGACAGTATAAGAATTGTAGTAAGCATTACGGTCTCCAAATGAATAAGTCTAAGAGTGTAACTGCTATGCAAAGGGCGTAGATAGTAAGCCATAGCCATGTAGGTGGCTCGTATTTATTGGATGTGTTGTGCATGTTCTGATGAAGTTTTTAGTTTAAGTAATTGCGCGATAACTTCGGCGATAACAAGGTCCTCGCCTTGCTTGCGTTGAATGCGCTTAAGCTCATGAATAACGTAGTCACATCCGTCGTCAAAGCCTGCCACATATTCAGCTAGTAATTGCGGGTCTTTCATATTTACCTTTGCGTTGTTGTATAAAAACAGCAAATGATGCCGTTGTGTCATCAGGAAATGCTTTCATGTTTAAGATCTCAATAGCCACTTTAGATAGCGCATTGTCCCAGCCTTGCTGATAACTAACTTCAAGTAGTTCGATTACTTTAAGCTTTTCTTCAGGGCTCATATGCTTTTCTCCTTTGCTTCTTTAGTCATCCGTTCTTCTCCTTGAGTTTGGCTTCAATTTCTTTGGCAAAATCATCAACATGACCGCCATAGATAATTCTCCATTTATTGCTTAGTTGTAATAACTCCTCATCCGTCAGGCTTACCCACTCGCGCTTGTAGACTTGAATGTCGTCGTCTTGATCGTCTTTGCGCTTAGTGTGATGCACAAGGTACATCCCGTCCTCGTCCAGCGCCGCTGCCTTCTTTGATTTAAATCCGGTCATCACTTCCCCCATATAACGTAGGCCAGCAGCGTGAGTGTTGCGATTACAGCTATCATGGCAAGCAGTACTTTGAAAGTGTCGGCAAGGTCATTTAGTGGGTCTTCCTGCCCCATCAGAAATCCTTTGATGTACGCATCATTGGTTTCCTGTTGGCGTTGCTTGCGTATAGGGCAGTCACGCCCTTGTGTGCAAGTTCCTATGTCGTTACAACAGTTCATTTGGCACGCTCCTTGAGCATTGCGTCTGCTATCAAGTAAGCGCGTTCTGAGTAATCACCAACAAGTTGTTTATCGTCCTTATAAACAATAATTAAACTCTGCATAGCCAACCCCGCAAGGTGGTCTCGCATAGTCATGGCAGTTACCATGCCGCCGTTTTTGATATTCCATTCGGTGTACTCTCTTGATATTGTTGCGTTGTCTTTCATTTTGTACCTTCTTCAATTGTGCCTAGATACCTATGCGCCTTGCTAGTAAGACTATAGAACTTTTGACGATTGTCTTTACCGTCTTTGATGGACAAATACCCATGCTCACGTAGCCACATAAGCGATGAATGCGCAGTGCTACGAGATGTAATTTTATGCGTGTCCACCGACAATGAAATAGCCGCCATGATGTTGATGCCATTGTGTAGTACCAACATGTCCATGATGAGCTCGGCAGGCAACGGCATTCTAGTTGCCGCTCGTTTTCTAAACCACTTCAATGGTCTCATTTTCACTTCCTTCTAGTTGATCAAGCAAATGCTGAACGGCCTCTTCTTGGGTGGAGCCATAACCCAAAGGATCACCAAGATCCCAACTGTCGACGTAAGCCTCGTAATCAAAATTGCAAAATGGTACGGGCTTGGGGTCATACGTTACTTTAACTTTCATTTGTTTAACTCCTTAAAACGAATAATTGCCCACTCTACGGCTTCGTGAAAACACTCACGATACTCACGATCCCAGTCATGCGCATGATCATCAATTTCAATTTCATCGATATCCACCCATACGCGGCTTTGTGGCTCTGTAAACCCAGGAATGGAATGCTTATCCATCACGTCCTGCAGGTCTTGAAAAAAGTCTTTAACTTTCATGGTGTGTACTCCACTCCAATGCTTGAAGCTTGCTAATACGAATGTCAATGCCTACGATCTTGTTGGCGCATTCTTTTTTGGCTTTGTCTTTTTGCGCTTCCAATGCTGCTATTTGCTGTGCGGTAGGGTCATAGTTATCCGGAACATCAACCTCGATTGCTTTCTCGCATACAAATGTGCGAGTCTCATCATCATCAACTCTAAATGGCACCACCACATAGCTGCCTTGCTCTTGAAAAGAGTATTTCTGGAAATAAATAAATGTTGTAGCGTTAATTTTCATGATTACACCTTTAGGTTAAATTAATGTGCCTTGCTGAGACTGGTATGTAACCATACTTTTTCCACTCCATTCTGATAAGTGGGCTATACGAGGTCTTGCTTTTGTCTGCGTTTGCCAATGCGCTGTGAGTTTGGCTGCGAACTTTATAAATTTCACGTTTAGTCATTTTGGTTCCTTAAAAGACCTTTGAGTTGAATGCCACTTACCAATGCTTGCCCAGGACGGACAGGATAGGTGAACATAGGAATGTTGCGTACACCTATGTTGTGCACGATCTGATTGTGACGAAGATCATAGACATACAGATCATCATCATTAATAGATGCCTGAGCTGTAACAGCAGGTGCACGATTGACCATATAGTTATCGTACTGCTTGCTATATTCTTGCTCGGCCTTGGCAACTAAACGTTGTGCCATGACATCTATCTCTTTTTTAAAAGAAGATTGTTTCATTATGCAAGCTCCAATACTTGTTGAACAATCTCTATCTCGTAGCCAAGGGCTTTGATGTGCTTGAGTGTTTCACGAGTTAGTGTATATTGACGGGCAATGTCAGCAAAGATTTGAGCCGTACTATTGGCTGCATAAATTGTCTCTTTGCCGTAGACCTTTGTAATTCTGACCATTACTTTTTCCATGATAGTTCCTAGTAGTTTAGAAGGTTAGTGTGCCTGAGCACAGTTGCATTGTACACATATTTTTAATGTCTGACACTATTTTGCAAAAATTTTTTATTTTTTAATATTTTTTTACGCAGCCTGTTTACTTCATTGCAGACGGTGTACAATGCACATGTGGCAACACACTAACCCTCTAAATCTCTTAACTTCTGTATTCACAAAGGACATCAAAATGGCACACGAAATCGACACATCCAAAGGCTTTGCAGCAATGGCCTATATCGGCAGCGCCCCATGGCACGGCCTAGGTCAGGTCATGGCCAAAGGCGCCAGCATCGAGCAATGGCAAACCGCGGCCGGTATGGACTTCTCCATTCAGGAAACCCCTGTGTATTACAAGTCTCACGAGGACAATGTATATGCCATGGACAAAGTGGCAGGCAAGAAGGTCTTGGTCCGCTCTGACACACGGAAGGCCCTTGCCGTCGTAAGCAAGAAGTATCAGGTAGTTCAACCCCAGGAAGTCTTGGAGTTTTACCGTGCCCTCACGGCTAAAGCAGGGTTTGACATGGAAACGGCCGGCGTGCTTCGGGGTGGTACAAAGTACTGGGCATTGGCTAGCATGGGCCAAGAGGCCAAGGTGCTTGATGACACCATTAAAGGCTATTTATTACTAGGCACTGCATGTGATGGCAGCATGGCAACGACGGCAATGTTCACCTCGGTCCGTGTAGTATGCAATAACACGCTAGGTTTTGCAATGCAGGAAGCTGAAGGCAAGACCAAGCATGTGGTACGCGTTAGTCATCGGTCCGTGTTTGATGAGGCTGCGGTTAAAACACAACTCGGTATTGCCGCCACTTCATGGGATAGTTTCATACGGTCGGTAGAGACCTGGTCCTCAGTAGGTGTTAATAGTGACCAAGCCAAGCAGTATTTTGATAGCATTGCTTCTTATCAGACCACGGATGGTGATGTAGTGGTAAGCAAGAAAACGACAGAGAGGCTTATGGCTTTGTTCAATGGGCAAGGCAAGGGCAGCGAGCTCTCATCAGCTAAGGGGACAGTCTGGGGATTGGTCAATGCGGTAACTGAGTTTGTAGACCATCACCGTGGTCGTACATCCGATGTTCGTATTGACCGTGCATGGTTTGGTGACGGCCAAGCCATTAAGCTTACAGCAACTGCCTTAGCCGATGATCTAGTTGCAGCAATATAATCGAAAAAAAGGCCCTTGGCGGTAACCTAGGGCCTTTAAAGACAACTGCTAAAGGAAATACGCTATGTCAATGGGATTCGCATCTCATATAACACAACCGCCTCAATTATACGACACATTTCTTAAGAATAGACAGTTCACGGACCAAGACAGCCAAATACTTGGTCTTGAATTGCTTGACAAAGACACGACCAAGGTATTGCTTGGCCACACCAATGAGTGGTCAATCAAAATACCGTACTTTGACGTAGATGGCAAAGATACAGGGTTTGTTCGCGTTAGGCTGTTAGTGCCTAAGACTAAGATGAAGTATTCGCAGGCAAGAGCCAGCGGCTCACACATTTACTTTTCACCCACTGTTAGTTGGCGCCCTATACTTATCAATGTTGACATACCGCTGATCATCACCGAGGGCGAATTTAAAGCATGGGCCATTACCAAGGCAATACAAGCCGAGGGACTGGTCCATTCTTGTATTGGCTTGGCAGGTGTGACTAGTTGGACAAGCAAGAGTGGCACGCACCTACACCCTGATCTAATGCAGTTCATGTGGCAAAAGAAAACCAGCTTTGACACCAAGCATCGGCAAGTTTTCATTGTCTTTGACTATGACGGAGCCAAAGAAGACGGTGAGCCAAATGAGCAGGTTGCTTTAGCTGAGACTAAGCTAGCCATTACGCTTCGTGGCCTCGGGGCTGAAGTGCATTTGTGCCGTGTAGGGCGGTTTGGCCCAGGTAAGGGCAAGAAGTTTGCCATTGACGACCACCTACAGGCTAATTGCAGTCTTGGCAGCGTATTGGCTAGCACGTCGGTCATTATGAACGGCATTGACACGTTGGATGTAAAGCTGCATGAGTTTAGCACTAAGTATGCATTGTTTAATGGCGATGTGATTCGAATTGATGATGGTCACATCATGCCGTTTCATAAAGCAAAGATTGATAGTGCCCAGCATATTTTCATGCAGACCACTATGGTTCCGGGGCGTGCCAACCAGCCGCCAAGACCAGTCACACGAGAGATCACATTGCTTGAGGAGTACAAGAAATGGCGCAAACGGTGCGACATTCGCAAAGTTGGCGTGTTTCCGCACTATCAAGGGCTGAAGATCACGCCTGAGGGTTGCTATAACTACTTAAGTACTTGGAGCCATGAGCCTATTGTCGGTGATGCTCAGCTATATTTAAACTTTTGCGGCTATTTCTTTCGTGATGAGCCGGCATTTGCTGAGTACTGGCATGACTGGGTTGCCAATGTTGTGCAATTTCCGCATAGACGGAATAACACAACTCCGCAGTTCGTGTCTAGTGTTGAAGGCATTGGCAAGTCGGCCGTTGCCGAGTTTATAGCCGAGATGCTTGGCCTCGGTGAGAATGCACCAGCCATCATCATCGGACCGGATGAGCTGTTTGGCAACTTTAACGGCATTTTTAAGAACAAGATTCTAATTGTGATTAATGAGCCAAGCAGTGACCGCGAAGACCACTCAGCTCAGCTTAAGAGCATGATCACAGGCAAGGAGATTGCCATCAACAACAAATACGGGGCACAGTACAACATTGAAAACTTCATGAACTTCATATTCACTAGCAATAAGCCGTATATCACTAAGATGGGCAACAATGCTAGGCGTGAAGCCATCTACAAGCCAACCAGCCTGACTAATGACGAGACGCACCCATTGGTCGTAAACTTAATGGCCTGGGCACGGTCTGAGCAAGGCTTTGGCAAGGCGCTTAACTGGTACTACAACCGAGACATCAGTCAGTTTGACCCATCAAAACCTGCCCCAGATACTAAGTACAAACAAACGGCAATACAAGCGGCAAGAAGCCCAATGGAAGCATTTGCCAAAGATCTATCCGACTGGACTATAGAAAATCTGGACGGATTGGCGGCATTTACTACTGCGCACCTTGAGCTGCTATGCGAGAGATGGGGCCATGAGTCAAGGCCAAGAGCCCAGTATATTAAGAAAGCGTTACTAAACTATGCCGACGTTGAGTCAACATCCACCTCGATTGGTGGCAAAACGGCTAGACTAACTTTGGTCAAAATTACAAAACACAAAGGCAAAACTATAGATCTGACTAAACATGGCGCTATGACAGGGCTAGCAAGTGCTACAGACTTGGCTGTTAGAGGTGAAATTGAGCATAGCTAACCAAAGTTACGGTCAAAGTTACTTATAAATTACGTTAAAAGAGCTTGATAAACCATTGATTTGTATAGTGTATTTAGTCTATTATTACAATATTACATTATTACTTATAGAGAGTATAGTATAAATATAGAGTATATATATGCACATCGTATATACACTCTTTTGAACATGTAATTTTGTAATTTGTAATTTTGACCTGTTTAGTGTGCGGTCTAGCCAGAAGTAGTACAATCTTGACATGACTACACTTGTTAAGAAACCCGTAGGTCGTCCGTCTAAATACGATCCTTCATATTGCGATCAAGCAGTAGAGTGGGGCAGACAAGGCTATAGTCGTGAGATGATCGCAGCCGAGCTTGACGTTGCTTGGACTACGCTTGTAGGCTGGACTGAAACAAACCCAGATTTTCAAACGGCCTTAGAAAAAGCTAAGACATTAGAGATGGCGTTCTTTGAAAAAGTGGCGCTTAATCACATGATTGAGAAGCCTCAGGGCGATCGTTTAAACTCAGCGCTGTGGTCTCGGTCCATGGCAGCTCGGTTCCCTACTAAGTATCGCGAAAACTCTAAGCTTGAAGTCACTGGTAAGAATGACGGTGCCGTTCAAGTTGACGTTATGCATGACTTTGCGCAATCATTGATGGACGACTTGTTGGCGTCAAGGCAAAACGACGGCAAGAACGCTTAACGAAAGGGCTAACATGGCTAAACCACCGGGCTTATGGGCAAACATACATGCAAAGCAAGATCGCATAAAAGCCGGATCTGGCGAACGCATGCGCAAGCCGGGCGCCAAAGGCGCACCGACAGCTAAAGACCTTAGAGTGTCTGCTAAGCCGGCTAAGAAGAGTGCTAAATCCGACAATCGCTGAACAGTTTGCCGAGCGCATTAAGGCTGGGCCTAACTTAAACTTAGCATCGCCTGAATGGAAAGCGGCGCTTAAAGCTCGCACCAAGTGGCTATTACACCAAGCAAGTCCGCACCAAATTACGCCTAAGGGCGATTGGTGGACTATTTGGCTATTGCTGGCAGGCCGTGGTGCTGGTAAGACAAGATGCGCCGCTGAGTGGCTATGGTGGGAAGCTTGGACACAGCCAAAGACGCGCTGGTTGATCTCGGCGCCAACATCCGGCGATGTGCGCGATGTGTGTATTGAGGGTGATTCAGGGCTGATGAATGTTATTCCTGAACAGCTTGTTGATAACTACAATAAGTCACAGCATGAGATCACTTTAGTCAATGGGTCAATACTTAAAGGCATTGCCGCATCTGAGCCCGAACGTTTTCGTGGCCCACAGTTTCACGGCGGCTGGTGCGATGAGCTAGCAGCTTGGCACTATCTTGACGAAGCATGGGACATGTTGCAATTTGGCATGCGTCTTGGCAAACGGCCTAAGATCATTTGCACCACAACGCCTAAGCCAAAGCCTTTGATCATTGACCTTGTCAACCGCGACGGGCAAGACGTTATCTACAAAACAGCCACTACGTTTGACAACCTTCAAAACTTGGCGCCTACTTTTAAACAACAGATACTGCAATATGAAGGCACTACACTTGGGCGGCAAGAGATCTATGCCGAGATTATTGATCCCGAAGAATCCGGCATTGTTAAACGCGCATGGTTCAACTTGTGGCCCAATGACAAGCCGTTGCCAAGATTCGAGTACGTTGTGCAGTCTTATGATTGCGCCACCAGCGACAAGACAAAGAACGACCCAACTGCCTGCACTGTTTGGGGCATCTTTAAGCCAAGCCCTGACAAAAAGATGGCTGTAATGCTCATTGATTGTTGGGAAGAGTACATGCAGTACCCAGACCTTCGGCCTCGAGTCATTGAAGAAGCCTCGTCCATCTACGGCGATGACAACGAGTTTGGCAGCGGCAAGAAGGTTGACCTGATTCTGATTGAGGACAAGTCCGCGGGCATAAGCCTAATACAAGACTTACAGCGTGCAGGACTACCTGTCAGAAGCTACAACCCAGGAATGGCGGACAAGATGATGCGGCTTAATATAGTATCGCCGATCATTCAAAAAGGGCGTGTCTATGTGCCTGAGTCGACCAAGAACGAGGGCATGGCAAGAGACTGGGCCGAGATACTGATAGCTCAGATCTGTGCATTTCCTGAAGTGCGCCATGATGACTTGGTAGACTCGACCACACAAGCCTTGCGTATTTTGCGCGATCTTGGATTCTTGAACATCGATCCGGAGTATGATCCTGACGACTCGTATGACGATGATCGACCTAAGAGGGTGAACCCATATGGCGTATGACGCACTAGGCAACTATGTACCAGACTCACCAAATGCTAGTATCGATGATATGCGGTACTATTTGGCTCGGCACCCAGCACCGGCGCAACAGTCAGTAGTAGCTCAAGCAGCGCCTGAAAAGCGACCGCTTGATAAAGCGACCGACATGTTCAAGCAAATGGCGCTTGACTTTAACCCACTAATGATGATGCGCACATTGACCGATGCGCCAAAGATTGTGTCTAATACTCTGGCTGCACCATTGGCTAGCATGTGGTCAGTGCCGTTCCAAGGAATGCAAAACAAAGGCGCTGAGTTTCTACATCGGTTAACAGGTGATGAGCAGTCGGCGCAAGAAGCCGCAGCTCGTAATACAAATATTCAACCGTCTAACTTTCAATTGCCACTACAGTCTACGACTGGTCAAATGGCGCAAGAAGGATTAGTTAAAGCATTCGACGAGTCTAAGCTTGCCGGAGCAATTGGTATGCCTAGGATTCCGAGCCGTGGGTTTACGCCAAACGACTTACGTGTTGCGGCGGCCAATGCACAGCGCATAGGCAAGCAAGTTAAAGAGCTGCCAACCGACATTGCCAATGCGCGAGCAGGCATCACAAAGATTGATCCAGTAACAGGGCAAAGTACGTTTGGTGCAAAAGTCCAACCGGTCGTAGATGCGCCTGTAAAAGCAGGCATGAAGGCAGAGCGTGCGCTTGATCCTATTGTGCAAGACATCATGAATCGCGGTGGCTACTCAGCGGATGTACTAGCTGCAATGGCAGGCCAACCGTCGTATGCAGTTCGCAAACCCGGTGGCATAGTGCCTAGACCTGAAGTGCCGGATACCGTGGATAGAGTAGACATTAGGTCCAGTCCGCTATCGGCGTTAATTTCTGAAATTAGAGTTCTATCTGACGAGCCTACTGTCGGTGAAGTAACTCAAGCATACAAAGAAGCACTAATTACATCGGATGAGCAAGCAAATCAGTTTCAAGAGTTGAAAAACAAGAAGCTAGAAGAAGAGTTTCCGACACTTGACAAAGAGGACAGGACTAGAGCATTAGCAATTAAGTACAGTAAGGTAAGTGCTAGCAGTCAATGGGAACGTAATTTGCTTAATGAGTTTATAGCTCAGCAAAACGATCCCAACTTACCGACGATGGAAGAGTTTGCCAATCGTGTAGACAAAGCTCACAACTGGCTTGAAGGCCCATTTGCTCGTGACTTTACGCAATATGCAGGCACAAATGAGAACCCAAGCCTTGCTCTTGCCGCGCAAGGGCATACGTTTATAGACCCAGAAAAGCTATACAAAGCTGCTGAAGAGCAGGACCTTGACACTACGATTGGTCAGCGTAGAGAAGCTGCAGGCTTTAGCTCCTTGGGGCAGTTTCAACCTCAGATTATGGACCTACGTGATAAACGTAATGCTCTTGACACTAACTATCAAAGCCGGTTAAATGCACAACAAGATGAGTACTTGCGGCTACAATCTGCAGGTATTCCGGACCCATATCAAGACCCTGAGTTGGCCAAGTTTAAAGCAGCAAATGAAAAGATTGGTAAAAAGATTGCCGATATGGACAAGCAAATTAGTAATTTAAAGACCGGACGATCGTATGAAACTTTGTCCGATGCATCCGTCATTGGTCGCCCTGCAAATTTAGCATTCGGCGCTATTGATGCAAGTGAGCAACAGTTCTATCCAAGTTTAGAGCGCACGGCAAGAGAGACGCCAGACCAAACAGTGTACTCAATGTATAGAGGGCCTGCACTAGAGCTAGGCATGAAAAAGCTCGGCAAGGATTACGTTAATGACATACTTACAGGCAAAGTAGATCCGGCAAACACGTCTATTCCGGCATACATTAAGCGCACATCAGAAGTCCGCATTAAAGCCAAAGAAGCTAAAAAAGCAGCGCTTGAAGAACGTAAGTCGAACGTGCTGACCGCGTTAAAAGACCAGTTAGTGAATACGCCTAGCAAGGCATATGGCAATGCTATAGCAATCGTAATTGACGACAGTTTGCCGCCTGAAACAATACAAAAGCTGTTAAGCGCGGACTGTGAAGTGCTGGATCATTGCATAGGCGACGTAGGTGGTACACTTGTAGGCACTAAGAACCTAATTAAGAACCCCAATGTTAAGCGTTCAACCCAGACTTTGTATGACTTGGCAACAGGTCAGCCGACGCGTTACGATGCGCGCCCAACATCATATATGAAGTCAGCTGCAAGAGGTGAGGACAAGTACATAAGCTTGCGAACTGCTGACAAAGGCATACCTGAAGCTACTATTCAGTTTTCAAACCCTCATCTTGATGTAAGCGGTAAGAAAACATACACACTTGGTTATGTAAGCGGATTTCACAACGGCACGATCGATCCGACATACCGCAATGCGCTAAGAGACGTGCTTAATGACCATGCTGATGAGATTCGTGATAGCGGTGATAGAGCTGAAAACAGTGGTGTGTATGACAAAGACAACGTGCAAGGCAGAAATCTAACAACACGTGATAACTGGACAGCAGTTAAAGACAGCTTGCCACGGTTCTTTACCAAAGAAGATCTTAAAGCTGAAGTTGCTAAGATTCAGCAACCGGCTACACAAGCACCAATTAGAGTAATACAAGATGGCATAGAAACGGCATTTGAGAGGGCAATAGTTGCTGCGGGTGAAGAGCCTAATGACCCAAGTCTATACCGCGAAGTCGAAGCTAGACTTAGTCGGGCGTATGCGGACTGGGCTGCACAATTCCCTGACAATGTTTTTGCGCAAGATCCACTTAGAGCAGTAACGCATCTTGTAGACCGTCTTGATAACATGTCAACTTATGTGCCTGTTGAACTTAGAGGTGCATTTGCCGAGGCTCGTGATAACGTAACTGCTGTTTTACAAGGAATGCAGGTGCCACAACGACAAGCGGCACAGCCGCCAAGGCAAGTCGATGTGAATGCATTGCTTAATGATGTAAACACGGCAATGGACAATGCGATTACTTTTGCAATAAATGATGATCCGAACATGGCAGTATCTACTGCAACAAGCATTAACATGGGTGTTCGAAGAACGGTTGACGTTTGGAGAAATGAGCAATCAGTTGGTGAGTTTTCGACTGACCCGATAAGGCACCTTGACCGACTTATGTCTCGTGCAGCGTTTTTAGCAGGCAACCCTGGCTCGCTTGGGTTCGCGCGTGATGCATATGCAAACTTGCTTGATGAACTTACAGCAGTACGTGATTCATATGCACCACAAGCACAAGCACCTGCACCACAAGCACCTGCGCCACAAGCACCTGCGCCACAAGCACCTGCACGAGATCGAACGATGGGATTATGGTTAGCTGATGAGATGAGGCGTATTGCCGTAGCTGATGGTCTTGATGCATCTAGCGGCGTATGGGAAGTAGTAGGGCCAATCATGCGCATATATGATATAGATACTCAGCCGCAACAATTTGCTAATAGTCTTGTGGGCGCTGCAACGTTAGCACAAAATGCCCTTGTTGAAGAAAATCTAAATGCATTGGCAGACCGTATTAGAGAAGAAGTGAATAATAGGGCACCACAAGCACAAGCACAAGCACAAGCACAAGCACAAGCACAAGCACAAGCACAAGCACAAGCACAAGC